TTACACCCCCTTTCTCACGAGCTCGGCAGCCTTAACGAAAACCTCATCTTCAACGCCATCGCCTTTCTGTCTGCCGAGTCTGACCAGTTCACTCACAATACTGTCGCGATGGATGGGTTGCTGTGCTGAAACAAGACCGATAACGGCGGCACCAATTGCCAGTCCCACTAATCCCGTTTGTTCATCTTTGTTCTTCATGTTTGTGCTCCCTTGTACAACACAAAAAGCGTAGCAGGATTGTGGTAAAACGTGGCGTTGTCACGGATGCTATTTATTCTGTGATACAGGGCGTAACCCCTACGCTAACAGGCGATGAGGTCGAGGTATACATGTCAGAATCGCGGCGCGAGGCCGTATTTGGGCGCATTAATGTTCGCGGCCCAGACCTTGATGTCGTTTTGAAGAAGTAAGGTAAAATCCGATTTCAGATGGTTAACCATGCCGTTAACGCTCTGTGCATCTTTCACCGAAAAATGCTCTATCCGGTTCTGCCCGACCTGAACACAATAATACGTGGCCGGAAGCACTTTGCCATTCACGTTAAGTTCTTGTCGGGTCCCGCCACAGCGCCCTTCGGTGATATAGGAGACCAGCAAATTTGCTGATTTCCGCTCAGGCTGGGAGATGCTCAACATGACCGGGAAACCGTCTGAAGTCTGGGTCATATCGTAAAGAACAGCATTTTTTATATACCAGGTATTATATTCCCGCTCCTGAAAAGCTGACCTCGAAGGCGCAGAAACGACCACCAGCATTGCCAGTGTAATAGTTTGAATTTTCATGAGATGTTGTCATCCGTGTCGTTGCACACATTATTCAGATCGTGCAAAAAACAGCAACACCTTAAGAATATTCCTACTACTATTGGCAGTCGTTTTTAGTTATCTACCGTGGTCAGCGCGTTATTGCATTCCGTTTGTACACGCTCAGTACGTTAAAACAGGAAAGAGTTGGTACACCGCCACCATCGCTGAAATACTGACGATGACACTGACAATGAAGTAGGTTTTGAAGGGCTGCTTTTGCGTTTTATGGCGAAACAGTTGCTGACCTATAATCGCCCCGGGCCATCCGCCGATAAGGCCAAATACCAGCAGTGTGGCTTCCGGCACTCTGCGCATGGCCCTTCGCGCCGCCATTTTGTCGGCGCCATACATCGCTAACGTCAGTACGTTGATAAGCAGGAGCCACAGGATAAACGGATGCGAGGTGAATAGACTTCCGATTGCGGCGATCAACAGAAGCAAATAACAAAAGCGATTGAGGGTCATAGCACAAGCCACTGGAATGTTCAGAGTATGTCGAAGCCGCATTATATGCGATATCACAAAGCAAGGTTGCTGCCGTCCACAATTCAAAATCCTGTAAAACGTGCTGGCATTCGGCGCAACAATCCGTACCATACACGGCACACTTTCGCATGCTGGTGGTTAACCGCAGGCGCTGACCCGTCTTTTATTGCCAGTCAGATGGGGCACTAAAATGCGCAGAGGGTGTTTGAAATCTAAGCTTCATAGAGTGAAGAGATGAACAGCAAAGAGAGGGCAATGCGGAAAGAAGCTGCCCCTCTAAACCGTTTGCCCCACTGGTGCCCCATTTGAAATTTGAGTACAGATTAAATGCAACAAAATCAAGATATTAATAAGAAAGAGCAATACAACCTGAATAAACTACGCTGATTTTGTCAACTCATTGATATCATTTGCTTTATCAATTAATTCAAGTAGTTATTCCATAGCGATTTCACCCTAAAGCTACCCAAGACTACATTTTTAATGCCCTTTTTTTGCCCCTATTCCGCAGTTTTGCCCCTAAATTTGCCCCTAATTTTACCCAGTGCGCACCTCTTTTTCTCCCTACCCTATACTTCAATCTGACTGACTGGAGGTTTCTATGTGTGGACGTTTTGCACAAGCCCAAACCCGTGAAGAATATCTGGCTTACCTGGCCGACGAGGCCGATCGTGACATTGCCTATGACCCGGAACCTATTGGCCGGTACAACGTCGCGCCCGGAACCAAAGTTTTGCTGTTAAGCGAACGTGATGAGCAGCTGCATCTCGATCCGGTCCTCTGGTCATATGCACCCGGGTGGTGGGACAAAGCACCACTGATTAACGCGCGCGTCGAGACGGCGGCCACCAGCCGAATGTTCAAACCTCTCTGGCAGCATGGCCGGGCGATCTGCTTTGCAGATGGATGGTACGAGTGGAAGAAAGAAGGCGACAAAAAACAGCCCTACTTCATTCACCGGGCAGATGGCCAGCCGATATTTATGGCAGCAATCGGGAGCACGCCGTTTGAGCGAGGTGATGAAGCGGAAGGCTTTCTGATAGTGACGTCTGCAGCTGACAAGGGTCTGGTCGACATTCACGACCGCAGGCCGCTGGTTTTGTCACCGGAAGCGGCCCGGGAGTGGATGCGCCAGGATATAGGCGGGAAAGAAGCTGAAGAGATTGTTGGCGACGGTGCTGTTCCCGCAGACAAGTTTATCTGGCATGCTGTGGGTAATGTGAAGAATCAGGGGCAGGATCTAATCAAAATATCCGAATAAAGAATCTGATTCGATTCTCTTTGAGTGAGAGTTGAAAGATACTATATTTAATATTTGTATTGGAAACAATAAATATCAATGAACATGTAATCAGACTTGATACTCTTACATCAATTAGCTAACTATGTAATGAGTCTCAAGTTTTGGGCAGACCTGCCGATAAATATTATCTAATCAATTCTGAGGGTAAAACATGTTAAGAGCAATTACAGAGTTAGAAGAAAAAACCGCCTCATTGTTAGTCGTAGCCGGAGAGAGTGCTGCTTGGGAGTACTCTGCTTCATTGGTATGTCCTGAAGGACCGCTACTTGAATTCAGTACAGAAATGCTAGATTACCAAGCCAATCCATCTTCAACATTACGGTATTTAATCGATAATTTACCTGAGAATGTTTTACATCATAATCACCTCAGCGGAGAGTCTCTAAGCTCTGGTGATTGGCGAGGAGCATCCGTATACTTCAATGAGATCTTCGCTCATTGCAATGATGGCACTATATATTATGGAAAAGTATTAAACAAAGAAATGGATTTACCTTCACTGTTTAGAAAAATAGAAGCAAAAGCACAAAATTGTCTTTTTAAATATACACAGCGCCCTGACATTGATGATTTCTTTAGAAAGGAAATAATTAATAGAGCTTTTAAAATTAAAGGGTATGTTGAATATGAATATTCATGGGGAGGGAAAAACACACCTCATCAAAAAATTACCGCATTGAACCTTTCTAAAATTAACAGCATAGGTCAACTGGGAGCAACATATAATGGATTAATTGATAACGCAGCCACTGACTTATCAAAAATGCAATGGTGACATTTTTCAGCTAAAATTTTTGATAAATGATAGTTATATCTATTTTGGGCATTTAGAGTATGTAGGTATTCAAATACTTATCGAATTCTAAGAAGATCTGAATACCTAGTAGTATACCGCGGTGAAAGCATTTCACGCTTCATCTGCCACTGCTGCTGTATGCCCTGGCCGGCAAAGTAAAGCGTTCCCTTTCCATCCTTCGCGTTTAGATGATCGAGCACTTCCATCAATCTTTCGCTACCAGCTCGCGGCGCGTTCTCATCGAAAAGGTTCAGCTGCGCCACGCCTTGGCTGAAGAAATCACCCAGCATAATGCCGGCTTTCTGGTACCGGTGACCATCCTTCCAGATCTTGTCCAGGCATTTTACCGCGGCGTTGATAATGTCTCGGGAATCCTGTGTAGGGGTGAGAAGCATCATTGACGCACTGTTACCGTAATACGGTTCGTTAAGCGCAAATGGAGAGGTTTTCACGAACGCCGAGATAAAGCGGCAATACTGGTGCTCACCACGAAGCTTTTCGGCGCCACGCGCCGCATAGCTGCAAATGGCCTGGCGCATCTGTTCGTACTCGGTGACACGTTCGCCAAATGACCGGCTGCAGACGATTTCCTGCTTTGCCGGCGCAAACTCCTCCAGATCAAGACAAGGCTCGCCGCGCAACTCCCGGACCGTTCGCTCCAAGACGACATTGAAGTGCTTTCGAATAATCCAGGTGCTTTGTTCTGATAAGTCCAGAGCCGTTTTAATACCCATGGCGTTAAGCTTCTTACTGATGCGGCGGCCAACGCCCCATACGTCCTCAACCGGCACAATAGACAACAACCGACGCTGGCGATCGATATTGGACAAATCAACCACTCCGCCCGTCTGCCTCTGCCATTTCTTGGCGGCGTGATTTGCCAGCTTAGCGAGGGTTTTCGTTTGGGCAATGCCAACGCCAACGGTAAGGTGCGTACGCTTCAGAACCGTAGCGCGAATCTCCTTGCCGAACTCGGTCAGGTCCCGGCAGTTGCGAACACCTGTTAGGTCGCAAAAAGCTTCATCGATACTGTAAATTTCGACGCGGGGGCTTATTTCCTCAAGCGTCGTCATTACCCGGTTCGACATGTCTGCGTACAGCTCGTAGTTACTGCTGAAGCAAACAACACCAGCGCGTCGGAATAGATCCTTTTGCTTAAAGAACGGCTCTCCCATGGTAATTCCAGCCGCCTTGGCCTCGGCGCTGCGTGCGATTACGCAGCCGTCATTGTTCGACAGAACAACCACTGGCCGCCCTTTCAAATCTGGCCGAAACACCGTCTCGCATGATGCGTAGAACGAATTCACATCACAGAGCGCAAACATACTTAGCTCGCTGATTTGACGATGAAAGTCACGACACCGAACACGTCGAGCGTGTCTTCGCTGCCGACGATGATCGGACTATAGGCGCTGTTCATAGGATTGAGTTGCACTGTCGGGCGCAGCTGCAGGCGTTTAACAGTAAATTCCCCTTCCACAGCCGCGATAACAATGTCACCGTGCTCAGCAGTGCGCGAGCTGTCGACCACCAGCAGATCACCGTCGCTGATCCCGGCTTCGATCATAGAATCACCCGCGGCTTTGACGAAATACGTTGAACTCGGGTGAGCGACAAGTAACTCATTGAGATCGATGCGCTGTTCAACGTAATCAGCCGCGGGGCTTGGGAAACCACACTGCACTAAGTCACTGAAAAGCGGGAGAGCAATAATTTCTCGCAGTTCTGTAGGCCTGATAAACTCCATAATGCACACCTCGAATACTGTTTTTATATACAGTAGTTTCATTTGGGTATGCACGCAAGACACAGGGTCTGTCATGGCTGATTAAAGCTTCGCCGTTTCGTTTCTAAGTTTCTATGTCGCTTCGGAATATGAGTTTTGTAAATTTTAAGGCCGCAATTCTATGTGAGCAGATTTAAGCCTGTTTTGACGCGGGGAATTTTTTATAAAGCGTGCATACGGCAACGTCATAAATTATCGCTACCAGCCTCCTGTCCAGGCCGTTTGCAATCAGTCGGCCCGCCGAGTCCACCAACAACCTGGACGTTTCCTGCTGCTGTTCCGACGTCCTTTGTCGCGCTACTTCCTAAACCGACATTTAAAAAATTTCACGATCCTGACTGCTGGGTCAGCTCCCCATCTGCATTTGTCCCTTTGTTATTGTTTAAATTTTCTCCGGTGGTAATTTCGTCGATTTGCAGTTTCAACCCTTTTACAGCAGCAATCAGATAGCCGATCAGCCCCATATAATCGGCAACAAGATAATCTGTAGCTTCATCATGAATAACCAGGTCGGGGATCACTAAATCGAGATCTTGCGCAAGTGCGCCAGCGGTTAATCTCTTTGAATCTGCATTCTTATAGCGGAACGTGTAACCATCAAGCGCGGCTATCTTTTCCAGAGCCTCCGCAGGTTCGATGATGTTCACTTCCTCTTTTGCGTTCCAGTCTGACGTAAGAGTAACGCCATTGGCCTGAACCGCCCCTTTCGCGTTAATTGTTCCATTTCGTGTATTGATGTACACGGCCGGCTTGCCTTCCTGAACACCATTAGTTGGTGATGTGTACGCGGTGCAGAAACCAATCCCGTACCATGAATAAAGGTTGATGTTAGATGCATTGTTGAAATCAGCGGAGTCAACGCCTGCGTGAACTCCACGGACCCCAGCGCCTGTTGGTGCCGTTGCACTTGCGGCAGATGGAACGGTAATAGCACCTGATGCAAACCCTGCATCCCCGTTGAAAATATGTTTCCCACCTGAAGAGAAGTAGCTATTACCATTGACCCTAAGAGCAAAACCTCCAGCTGGATTTACAGTTACATCACCATTCTGGTTTAGTGTTACAGATGAATTTCCAACGTCAGAATAAATATTAATGTCATCAGTCTGAGAGCTACCCTTCCCAAACCAAAACATTCTCGTACCGTCGGATTTGTACGAAGAAAGGAAATTAAGAGCATTTTCACTTGACTGAATCAACCTTATTTTTTCCGGGGGGGTACCCGATAAAATTAATGAACCAAAGGTTATAGCATCCGCAGTTCCGAGGCCGAATGATTCCCGTGCGTCGGATTCGGTAGTTGCGCCCGTTCCACCGTCTTTAACCGCCAGCGCTCCGTTGGTGCCTTTCTGCAGCAATTTCCCGATACCTGGAATGCTGACGGAAACTCCATTGATCGTTACTGTGATGCTCTGGTTTGCCGAGGTCGTTGCGAACGTCTCCCACGCGCCAATGTTCTCGTCATACTCTTTGATGAGCTGCGACATGGCCTGGGCCAGGCCGTCGACCGAGATATTATCCGACACAAGGATTCCATACTTCTGGCCGCTAAGCGCCGGGGAAGCAGCTGGCGTAACCGTCATTGACGTGGCGCTGTTCACGGAGGAAATCTGGAACAGCTGCACCGGGTTAGACATGACGATAATCGTCTGGCCAGCGCGGACCTGGCTGGCGGGTGCCGTCCAGTTTGTGCCGGTGCCGGTTGCGGTGTTTCCGTTAACGGCGATGGTGCCGGTGTTATAAAGCATATTTTCTCCAGGCAATAAAAAACCCCGCCGAAGCGAGGTTGATTTGAATATACAGTTAATTCAGACGTACATATCAGGCAGAACCGGAAGGCTGAGCGGCGTTATCGTGTTATTACCGAAAATGGCATACTGCTCGCGACCAAGATATTTCCCTCCCTGAACTGAAGCGTTCCCGTTCTGTATTTTTATCCCGAACATCCGATACACGTACATGCCATTGACCATATGAACCATCAGCCCAAATCTCCCCAGCGGAACATAGCCGCTACCGATGCTCACGGCGCTTGTCGAAGGGTTCCATAGTTGGTTCAGATATACGAATGGCCGTTTTGTGGTTGAAAACGTACAGGCACCGGCAGCATTGAAAATATTGAGGCCGGTACCAGGCTGCGGCGCTACGCCGCTGGCGAAGATAACGATGTCTATCGTGCCTGTTGCGGGGGCGTCATCATTCGTGGACGGAGGGCTGAAGAACCTGACCGTATTTCCGTCGAAGTCAATCGTATTGCCGCTGTTGCAGCGTCCAAAAACGATATATTTCGACTTGTCATAACCTGCTATCGTCGGTACCGCCCAGCCCCCTGTGGGAACATTCACGGTTCCTTTCCAGATACACTGGCCTGACTGTGTGGCATTGGTTATCGAGGTGAAGTCTGTACTGTTGCTGATGAGCAAGCCCACCCCACTTCGCTGACCTGTCGGGAATATCTGCCATAGGCTTCCCGGAAACGTGTAAGTGCTATCCCGTTCGCTGATGCGGTTGTCTTTCATCGTTGAGTTCTGCGTGACGCGGCCCCCCGATATGGTGACCGAGTTCATCTTATGAAGCAGCCCTGAATCAAGGTAGGCCGTAGCGTGCGGGATAAACAGCACCTGCGCCCCGGAAACGTAACCAGCAATATCCGCGTATTTTGCTTTCTGGTAGCCACTGTCAAAACTGGCTCCATACGACGGACATCTCAGGCCCGCCGTTATCTCCATACGCTTTCCGCCGTCATTCAGTTCTATCAATAATCCTGTCGGCATTTTATGACCATGTCCCGAGTACGATCCGGCCACCACCCGGTATATTGATGGTTACGCCATTACCATTGATAACCGTTGTGTTGCCGGAGCCATTGAAAGAAAAATTACCGTTTGTGGCATAAATCGAGCCGCGAACGGTCACGTTGTTGAACGTCGCGTAGCCTGACTTGTTGATGTGCCAGCCAACGTTCCCCGTGCCGTCCCAGGTTGTGGACTGGATGTAGCTGCCGATTTTGGTGTTATCGATAGTCCCTTCACCAATCACAGTATTTCGGATAAAGGTCTGCCCGTTCTGAATCACGAACGGAAGCGTAACGGTCGCTCCTGCCTGGTGCGTTACCGCGAAGCGGTCAGCCAGGAAGATAACCTGCGACTGCATCCCGGATGGCGTATTCTCCACGCCGATCCCCATCCCCGCCGCGTAATACTGGCCGTTGCTGGATAACCCAACCTTAATGCTGTACATCGCCTTCAGGTCGCCGTTGACGTTCGCAATGGCCTGCGCATTGGTGGTGATCGCAGAAGTGTGGCCATTAACGGTCGCCGTGATGCTGTTTACCTGCGTGGCCATAGCCTGCTGGTAATCCGAGAACGTCTGATTCAGGTTGTTGATAGATGCTTTGTTGCCGTTAACGTCCGTCTGCAGGCTCAGCAGCGAGCGCGCTGTTGCCTCCTTCTCGTTAACGATTACCTCATCAATACGATCCAGCTGCGCACTGTTACCGGTGACCGTTGCGGATAGCCTTTTGCGTGTGGCAACCTGCGCCAGACCGTTCTGGATAATGGCGATAGCTGAGTTCTTCACCCCGCCCGTCATGCCGTGCATAGAGACAGAAATTTCATCAATCTTCACTTCGGCCTGGGCCAGCCCGTCAGCATTTTCTTTGATGGCCAGCGCCTGCTGCTCAAGTTCATCGTTGGCCTGTTTGATGTCGTCAGCCATGCCAGCAATTTTGTCATTGCTGTCCACCGCGTTCTCGATCAGGTCTTTGAACGTATCGGAGTCTTTAATTTCCTCAAGAATCACATCTGTGATGTCGGAAACATCTATGCTGGCCTGACCGCGCACCCATTCTGTGTACCCTGATTCGTTGCCGCTGCGGTCCACCAGCTGCGCGCGGTACCAGAAAATCTGCCCAGCCTTAAGGCCCATCTGCTGATATTTGCGCTGCGGGTAAGGCACATCGGCCAGCAGCATCGCATCGTCCTCGGCACCGGTCAGGCTATACTGAATTTCCGTTTTCAGCGTGTCGTCGGTATTCGCAGGGAATCCCCAGGTCAGTTCGATACCGAATACAACGTTCTCAGAAGCAATGAAGCCAACCGGCTTTGGTGGATTGCCCACTTTACCCGTCAGCGTTTTCTCTTCTGAATAGCCCCATCCGGACGAAATTTCTGCGGCATTGATCGCGCGTACCCGCACCAGGTAGCGCCCGGCATAAATCCCCGGAACGTCGAATGACGTGGTGGAGCTGCGCGGTACGTTAACCCAGTTCCCGTCGTTGCGGCGCCATTGCGCTTCATAAGCGATTGCGTTCTGCGCCTGGTCCCAGCTCACGCGCATCGTTTCGACGCTGATATTCTGCTGAACCACTGAAAACGAGCTGATCACAATGTTGGCAGGCGGCGACTGGTTACCCGGCGGGATCACACTTACCGGCCGCTGGTCAATGATGGCTCCGGTATCAATGCGATCGAATTTATCCGGATCGTGATTTGCACCGACGATTGTGAACGTGCCGTCATTATTATCAGTTACCGTAATAACGCGATACTGCTGTGCGTAGAGCTCATCAGACTCAATGACCCATACGGCCTCAGCCACAGGCGTTTCGCTGTAAGCGGTCGTAACAGTCACTTTATTGCCCGTAATTGACTGAATGGTGCGTGACTGTGAAACACCCGATGGAAGATTGACAATCATCCTGTCGGCTGCCGAAGCATCCGGCGCCCTGTCCAGCGTCAGCACGCGACCATTCACCGCGGAGATACGGCCGCCCAGGTCGCGCCCGGAGAGATTTCGGTCCGCTACAGCGATTACATAGCCAGGCTGCGGAATGTTGCCATCTTCCCCTACATTGAAAGTAACAACGCGATCTTTGTTGTTGGTGAGTATCCCCCATCGCCCTTTCCGATTCGCTTCTGACTGACGGGTACAGCCGATCGCAGTTATCTCAAGTTGATTAAACCCATAACGCGCAACCAGCGCCTGCTCAAAAACAGGCTCCATCGCATCAGAATAAGCGTTATCAGGATCAGACCAGGACACCAGCGCATTGGTGTAACGGTTCTTTGTCGTGCTGCTGGAATAGGTAAAGCGCCCATCAACATCGTTCGCATGCGTGTATGTAAAATCGACATCTCTCGGCATGTCCGCCAGCGCCACAATCTGGTCGTCGCCCCAGTAGGTCATCCCACGGAAGATGGCAGCAAAATCACGCAGGACCGTATAAGCGTCGTTGCGTTCCTGAATGTAGACGTTGCAGGTATAACGTGGTTCGGTACCACTTCCGCCTTTGCCATCCGGTACCATTTGATCGCAATACTGCGCAACCTGGTAGAGCGTCCATTTATCTATGTTGGCAGTTGTAAGACGATCCCCAAGTCCGAAACGGTCGCTAACCACCAGGTCGTAGAAAATCCATGCAGGGTTATCGGTCCAGGCCCATTTAAATGTCCCAGCCCACGTACCGCTATAAGTGCGGGTTTCGGGGTCGTAAGTATCCGGAACGCGGATAACGCGGCCGCGGGGCTCGCAGGAGATCTGCGGGATAGAGCCGTTAAACTGGCTGGAATCGAATTCGATATAAAGCAGCGCTGTGTTTGGATAGCGTAATTTGGCGTCAATTACCTCGGTGAAGCTCTGCAGCATCATCGTGTCGCCGATCTTCGCGCTGTTGGCATCAGACGTAATCTTACGAAGTCGGATTGTCCAGGTGCTGCCAGCCTCAGGTAAATCAATACGGTGGCTGCGCTCGTAACCTGACGTCGTTTTGCCGGTCACGCTGGTATTGAGTACCGTCTGCCATGTGCCGCCGTCCGTCTGCAGGTCAATTGCGTAGTTGACCGAGTAACCGACCAGATCGCCGTCGTCCTCCTGCTTGAAAAGCGAAGGCCATTTCAGACGCAGGCGAACCGCTGAAAGTTGCGTATTGGTAAACGTGCGCGTCCACGCTGTAGCGCTCGATACCTCAGTTCCCGCGTTGATTTCGTTTTCGGTACCGGGGATCCCTTGAATGTATTTTTGTGCCTGAGTGCCTGGCCGAAACTCCCACGTTACACCACCGAAGTTCTGGGAACCGTCAGCATTCTCCAGAGCCGTTCCGTCGAGGTAGATATCTTTCGCCGTCAGCAGCCCTGCAAATTCCCCCTCTCCTAGTGCAACGAGGATTTTTGCCTTTGCAACAGATTGCAGATCATCAGGCTGTTCGGTAGGGGTTCGGGAACTTGAGCTGCCGCCCTTGCGGCCTTTTATAGCGATTGCAGTTGCCATATTGCGCCCATAAAAAAAGCCACCCGAAGGTGGCCTGAAAGAAGGTTTTTATTTATTGCTGATCTTCGACATAAATCCCGGCAGAAATAATCGCGCCGCCGATTCGTCGGCGGCCATAAAGAAGTGGTACCGGATTCCCCTGGGCTGTCGTGTTTGTTACTCCACCAAAGGCATAACTGGCTTGGTTATCCGCAGATTGCTTACTGGCGAGTCCGGTTGTCTGTGGAGATAGCATCTGGACTACGCCGCCAATCGCCATTGATGCCCCAATCCCCGCCACAGCGCCCCATCCACCAGCGAAAGCAGTACCACCAATCCCAATCGCGGCCCCTCCCGTGACGAACGCAGCAACAGCGACAAGGGCAACCCCGAGGATTGTCTGAAACACCCCGGCTCGCTTACTGCCGATGATCACCGGCGCGATGCGGATTTCCTCTGTGCTCCTGTCCATACTGAGCTCATCGTTTAAGAGGTTTCGTTTCCCGCTGAATACCGCATAAGTTAAACCTCGTTGCTTACTGGTATTCAGGAAACGTTCAAAACCCGGCACGATAACGCTTAGGGCGCGGATGGCCTCCTTTGGTGAGGCTACTGATAAACGATATTCACGCCCGAAGGTGGCGCCTAGCACGCCGTACAATCGAATTGTGCGGACCGGCTCAACATTGAGTAATGCAGCCATTTTTCCCCCATAAAAACTGTCACAGGCGGTTCTCAGAAACAGTCTTTAAAGCGCAGTATTTTCATTGTGCGCTCACGCCAGTAACCGCCATAAGGTACGCGCTGGCTCAGATGCCCATAAAGGTGATGCAGTAGCATGTTGCCTTCCAGCAGAATCCCCGCATGATTCCACTTATCAGCCTGAACCTGCATGATCACCAAATCGCCAGGTTTTGGCGGCCCGTCGAATTCACGGAATCCGCACTCATACCAGCAATCCTGATAGAAGTTGTCCGGGTAGTCGTTTTCCCACCAGGGATAATCGACCCGGTAATCGTGAAGCTCTATCCCGTGCGTTTGCCGGTAATAGCTCATCACCAGACCCCAGCAGTCGAAGTGACCAAGCACAAACGGGCGCTCCAGAAGCGGCAGTTCTCCACGCGGCTGGATGGTTCGTAAATCCCCCTCCGGCCAGCTCACGATATGCCAGGGTAAAAGGGTTGCATCGCATTGCGCTTTATCCAGCTCGCTCGGTTGCGTCGTGGCATCCGGGTGACTGTGAGCGATGGCGATCACCTTCCCCCAGTCTTCTGCAGCTGCATAGTCTTCGGGGCAAAGTACAAAATTGTCCTCCGGCGCAACGGCAAGATTCCGGCACGGGAAATAACGTTCAACACGGCTTTTCTGCGCCACCAAACCGCAACACTCGCGAGGGTATTCAGCAGCAGCATGCGACATAATGGCATCAATGGTTTTCTGACGCATATCAGCTCCTGATCAAAGACGTTCCCGGGAAACCACCAAACGAGAGTTCGTTATTTTCGCCGAAGCGGAGTTTGCACGCCGTCAGCGTGCCGTTGCATTCATCCAGCGACGGATCGCTTACCGGGGTGTTGTTTTTGTCGAAATAGCGGGTACCGGCATAGTCGCAGCCATCGCCGGTGCGATATTTATTCCGGATACACCAGGTACACAGAGAATGAAGTTGACGTGTAGGGATCATCTTTCCCTGTAACGACATCGGGCTATCGAGCACGAATTCGATACTCTCGCCCGGAATTTCGCTGGCTTTGCTATCAATGTAAAAAACTCGTTTTCTGACCTGTTGCGGATCAGCTGTTGCGTTACCTGCAGGGAAGTTCTTCGCATCGAGATAGTGCGAATAGGTGTCATGGATAGTGACTTTCGCCTGCAGCATATCGTCATAGGCAAGGCACAGCGCTGTAATCTTGCTTTCGATATCTGCAACCGTCAGCGTTGGCTGGGCGCTGTTGCCTTCTGTGGATGCTTCAAGCCCTTCAATTTGATACGGCCAGGCGGCATATTCTTCCCCCTGCCACCAGATGCTTTTCGCCTTCAGCTTTGATTCATCACCACCAGCGGCGGCGATTTCTTCTTCCGTGTGCGGGAGGTTGTACGCGTGAAATCGCAGTACATCATCCACGCCGAACGTAGAGCCATCAACTTCGATAAGCCGGACTTTATTGCCGGGCTCAAGGCTTTGATAGTCTGCTGTGATCATGGTGCGTACGCCTGTTTGAATGTTGCGGAAATGGTCAGAACATTGCTGGATAAGGGCTGTGACTTGATTGATTCGGCCTCAATCCGGTAGAGCCCAGTTTCGCCAACTGGCGATGTCCAGATAAATGACTTTGTGACGTGAGAACGAAAGAACTTCAGGGCCTGAAGCATGTCCGCTTTTTTCCCCGTCAGTGTGACAGGCCATGACTGCTTTTCAGGGTTAATGCCTTCCGCGGCGATCTGCTCATAGCCGTCGCCAAAGGTTGAAGAGCGCGTTTTAAGGCTGAATGACCCTTCCATTCCCGACTGTATCTGTGTTCGCCAGGTGAACGTTTCGATTGCCATGTTTTCTCCGGGCATAAAAAAACCCGCAGAAGCGGGTTTAAAAATAAAACTTAAAAGAGGTTAATAATTCCTCCGCCCCATTTCATCACGCATGAAATCGAGATTAGATTTAAGAGGACTAGCTTCATTCTTACACTTGTCCAAATTTTCAGCTATTAGGTTCAGCTCCTCAGTACTGTTTGAGTACTTCTCCAAATCCATCACACTCATGCTGGCATGAACAGCATCTGTACCGCAGTTAACAAGTTGCTTGTTGTATTTGAACATCGCCCATTCGACACCTGCTATCGTCACCGGCACGCCCAACACAAAACCAATTAACCAAATAGCAATTTTTGCTTTCACTGAACAACTCCATGAAAAGTGCTTGTAGAGTGTTTTATCGGCCAAGGACTAGAACAACCTAGCGGATTTACGCGGTTTTACGCGCATTGATTCATTGGATCGTCGTTTTGCATTCTAACGTGATTTCGTTGCATTCCAGATCAAACCACCAGGTAGGAGCTGTTTAGCTATCCCGGCACGAACAGACTGATCGATGGTCTGCTTGTAAGCTCGAGAAACAGCATCGTCATTGCCGGAACTCTGTTGCTGAGAGTTCTGGTTCTGCACAACAACAGACGTTTGAACAGTAACATTGCCAGCGCCAGCGGATTGCAATCCATACATGGGCGCGGTGCCAACATACCCGCCGTTTGCATACCCCTGAGCTCCACGCATAAGCGCATAAAGATTACCGACACCCAGCGCACTGGTAGCTTCCTTCGTAAAAACAAACTCACCACCGTGAACTACGCCTTTCGGTTGGTACTTACCACCATCACCGGTGTAGCCACCGCTATCGAATCTCGGCACCAGACCGCCACCAGAGAAACCAAAGAAGGCACCGATACCCGTTCCACCAAAGGCTGACTTCATTGCATTAACCAGGGCCAGTTGCGTCAGCATCTGGGCGATGCCCTTCAGGAAGGTAGTCAGGAAGTCTGAGAAGTTAGATTTACCGGTGGTGAAGAAATCAGTCAGGGTGCTGGCCATCCCGGTGAAAGCATTACTGGTAATCGTCTGAACCTGCGAGTAAACATCGGTCGCGCTGTCCTCAAATTCAACCCAGCCCTTTTTCGCACCGGTCAGCCAGTCGCCACGTAACCTGTCCTCTGCCTCATAGTAATCATTCGCCGCTTTAAGCTGTTTCTGGTATCCCTCATCATCAAGCGAACCTCCAGCATTCTTCCAGCCAGCGGCAAGCTGACTTTTCGCGAGTTCACGTTGTGCCTGACGGTCACTCATCCCGGAACCGTTCACTAATGCAGCCTGCTTCTCTGCAATCTGAGTGACGTATTTCTGCGAGGTATCCATTCGCTTGTTCAGCTGTTCCTGTGCGGTAATCTGATCACCTAACAGGGCTTTCTGCCGTGCCAACTGAAGCACCTGGTCTTTACTCGCCAGCAGGGATTTCTCCTGCTTTGTCAGTGAACGTGAACGCGAGGCCTCCTCCAGCACCTGAAATTTCGCTTCAGTCGTCCACAGATCTTTGCGCTGCTGGCTGATAGTGTCGTTCAGCCCTTTATGCTGCTGCAGCGCGCGTAACTGTGCCTGAAGCGCCAGTAGCTCGGCCTGGGCAGCATCCGTACTACGATCGCCAGCCGATAAAGTGCCCTGCTTTCCGGTTTTGGTCTTTTTACCAAAAGAAGCGACTCCTTCCCGATCCTTCATTGTGGTTGCGGTACTTATCTTTCTGGACGTATCGAGGTATTTACCTGCACTGATATCAGCCGCATCCCAGTCTTTTTTCAGCTGAGAAACGCTGTCGCCATAAGCGCCGGCCATTTGTTCGTTGTAGTCCTGCCATCCCTGCAAAGTATCTGTTTTCGCCCAGTCGGGAACGAGGTTAATCGCGGCAGCGATAGAGGAAGAAATGATCTGGTTCAGCTTCTGGAAAACGATCGCAACGCTGTAATAAATTGCGTTGAATTCCTTCAGAGTATTTGATGCCAGCTCAGCTACCCACTGACCGATACTCTGCATGGCCTCAGACGCCCAGCCCTTGATATCCAGCCACAGGCGGCCAAACGGCGTCAGCGAGTCGTAAGCCTGCTCTCCGCGTTTTGCCATCGTATCGCCAAACAGGTCCATAGCGTGCGTAACGGCCGCGGTCTGGTCCTTTTGCTTTATCAGATCGTCAACATGCTTAAGTTGTGAAACTGT